TTACCAGATGATGGCCGCCACGGCTTCCGGCGTGGTCGCTGCCGCTAGGTGGGCCTTGAGTTCCTGGGCATGAGCGAAGTTCGCCGCGCCCTTGGCGACCATAGCGGTGTAGAAGACCTTCCACGCATCGACGTCGGCGATCGGTAGGTAGGTGTTGTCCACCGCCTTCCAGGCGCCGGGAAAGCCAGGCGGCAGCGCGCCGTAGAGCGCCACGTAGCCGTTCACGCCATCGATGTCGCTGCGCGAAAGCTGGTCGCATGAGAAGGTCTTGCCGCCGTGATCGAAGGAGCTGGTGTTTGCGGCCGCGCGCTCAACATTGATCTCGGCATTCTTTGCGGCCTTGAGCTGATCGACTTCCAGGGCTGGGGCCTCATAAGGAACGACTGTCCCTGCCTTGACCATCATTTCGCCTTGATGTTGCAGCTCCCATTCCGCATCGGAGCAAGCGTGGAGCATCGAGGCGTCCGGCAAGTTGTAGGCCATCGCGTCGGTATCGATCCATTGCAGGACGCGCCCGTCGTGCGGGTTGAAGTATGCAAATTTTCTCATGTTTTCCCCTTACCACTCGATGATGACAATGCCGGACGATCCAGCGCCGCCAGTTGCGCCGGGCGCGTTCCCGACTCCACCATTCACGCCCCCAGCGCCCGATCCGCCAGCCCCAAACCCTCCTGCTGACATGCCAGCGAAAGGCGCTCCTGTTGCATTGCGCATTGCACTGCCCCCGCCCCCGAAAGGGGACGATGCCCCGGCCCCGGCACCCCCCCCAACAGCAGCGCCGCAGTCATGCGCATAAGCACCCGCTGGATAGCCAGCCCCGCCCGTCGCTCCCGGAGACGTACCGGTTTGAGGAGTGCCGATTTGCCCACCGCCACCTCCGGTCAGCGTAACCAGCGCACCGACTACGGTATTTCCACCAGCGCCCCCATTTCCGCCCACGACACCAGCTGTGCCGCCTGCGCCAATCGTGATCGAAATTGCTTGGCCGGGCGTAACGGTATATGCCTGCCTAATAATCGCTTGACCGGCACCTCCACCGGAGCCTCCCGAACAGTTTTGCGATGTGCCTGTCGCTGATACGCCTCCGCCCCCGCCCCCGCCAGCGCAGCCGGAAACGTAGATCGTCGTCACACCTGCCGGCACTGTGAAGCTGCCGTTCGACGTGAAGCGCTGGACGCCCTTCACCTTTGTGATCGATTTAAGCAGCTGATCAAGGTCTGTGTGACTCGGCGTAAATCCAGCTGCCTCGATGACGGCGCGCATCTCCTCCGTCATCATGTGAAACCACCACTCGCCCGGCTCGGTGGCCGGCGTGCCGGTGGCTGGGTTGCCGTTGGTCGGATAGCCCGACGAGGCCGGCGGAGCTGAAGGTGGTGTCGCTGATTTGGCGACTTCAAAGTATCGATCCATGATTCCTCCTATTGATAAGCGAACAGCACGTGGGTGTGGGCGGGCTTAAGGCGGCTGATGACGCACTCCAGCAGATCGTTGCCCCATGCCGCCAGGGGTTCGTTGACGGAGCTGCGGACGGTGAAGCGACGCACCATGTTGAGCGGTGCATTGACCGTGAAGACGAAGCGCCAGGGCAGGTCATTGAGCGGGTCGTTGACCTTGCTGCGCACCGTGAAGGTCTTGTACTCGGTGATCGTGATCGTGTAGCCGAGGCTCGCGGCCAGCGCGATGTAGTAGGCAGCGCTCTGCCCGCCGATGGTGGTGAGCTTGGCCACCAGGGCGGCACGGCGCTGGGCGGTGGTTTGCGTGCCTGCGAGCGCCTCAACGCAAGCATCGGGCAGACCGGCGACGCGCTCCCGGTCGGCGAGCAGATCGGCCGTGGTGCGCGGGTCGGCTTCTTCGACCAGGTCAGCGGCGCGGTCGTCGATGCGCGCCATCTCGTCCGCCCAGGCCAGCAGCAGCTTGGTGAGCGCCGCATCCGCCTGTCGCGGCCAGGCGAAGCCTTGCGGCAGCAGCGCCTGGAGCTGGACCAGATAGTCGGCGGCGGTCAGAGCCATGTGATTGCCCCGAAGGTCGCCATCTCGCCGACGGCATGCGTGACGTTCGCGGCCGGTACGGTGATGATGTGGTCGTTTTCGCCGCCGGCCAGGGAGATCGCCTCGCGGATGTGCGACAGCAGGATCGTGGCGCCCGGCTCGGCCTCGCGGCGCAGCAGATCGCGCAGTTCGGCCTCGATCGCCGCGCGGATCGCGGCCGTGTCCGGCACGATGTCGATGGTGAAGTTGAGCGGCACGGCGATAGGCGCGACGACCGTGACATCCGCCGTCACCGGTCGCACGCTGTCGATGTACGCCTGCACCGCCGCGACCTCGCCGGCATCCGGGATCGGGCTGGCGTCGTCGTCGCGCACGAAGCGCACCGTCACCGTGCCGAGGCCCAGCTCGGCGGGATACACCCAGGCGCGCGTGACGCCGGCCACCTCAAGCGCCCAGGCGGTGTAGTCGTGTTGCGCGCCACCGTGCGGTGGCGCCTGGATGCGGGCGAGCAGGCGGGCGCGCAAATCGTCGTCGGTCTCGATGTCGGCGCCGCCGACGAGGCCGCCGGCATCCACCGTGGCAGTGACCGAGACGCCAGCGATCGGCGTGTCGAAACTCAGGGACGAGGCTGCTGCCGCGTTACCGGCCTGCCCACCCTCGACGGCGGTAACGGCAATCGTGGCCGTGCCGCCAGAGATCGTCGCCTCGGCATCGGTCGTGTACTGCGCGCCATCGGAGCGCGCGAGCGTCGAGTCGGCCGGGACGATGGCACCGTTGCTGCCAGTCACCGTGATGTTGCCGACGGCCGGCGAAGCGGCCTTGCGCTCGACGCCCCAGATCGAGGTGTGGCGCTCCAGCATGTCGCCATCGGCGGTGTCGATGATGACCTGGCGCGAGATCCACTCCAGATAGCCGTACAGGCCATGCGCGGCGCCGGAATGCACGCGGGCCAGCACGTTGAGGTTGGAGCGGCGCAGGCGGGCATCGGCGCCTGGCAGGCGCGTCTCGATGTCCGCTTCGGCGCGGTTGATCAGGGTCGGAAGATCGGGGCGGGTGAATGCCATGCTGGTCTCTCTATAAGGATGCCCACAGGGCCTCGAAGCGATAGCGCACCGGCTGGCCGTTCGGCCGGGTGATCGCTACGCGCAAGCCGAGCATCTCGTCGCGGGGAATGAAGGCTTCGACCTCAACGCGGCTGGCGATGCCATCCTTGATCAGCCAGGCCAGCGCCTCCTCAGCGTAGCCCTTGGCCTCGGCCAGCACTGACGGCAGTTGCTTGCGGCGACCGAGCAGCCACAGGCGCGAGCCGAAGCGATCGCCTGCCTTGGCCGCATAGGTGTCGCCCCACCAGCCGCGCAGATCGTCCGGGGCCGGCGTGTCGTCGCCAGCGCGGGCGCGCGCATCGCTGAACAGCGACAGGATCACGGCGGTGTCGAGTCCGTCGTCGCCAGCCAGGCTGGGCTGTTGCAGCAGCCAGTCGGCGCCCTTCTCGTAGCTGATGAAGATCGTGCGGATGTCGCTCATTCGCTGATCCTCATGGAGGCACTGCCGGTGGCGGCGTGGCCACAGGTGGCCAGGTGGCCCTCGCGGCAGACGGGGATGCCGTTGATGCGGATGAACGGGCTGCCCTCGGCCATCACCGGCGCGGCGTGCGGCGGAATGCCGTGGCCCTGCACCGGATCACCGAGCACCGACCACAGCGTGCCCTCGACCGTCACGAAGTCTTGCAGCGCGCCGATGATCAGGCCGCCGGCAGAGTCTTGATTGATGCGTGCGATGCCGTGCATGGTCAGACTTTCACGATGTCGAGGTTCGGCGTGGTGATCGTGATGCCGGTCGGCGTCATCACGATGCTCGACGCCCCCGCCACCAGGTGGATTTCCTTGCCGCGCTTGAAGAGAATGCGGTGCTCTCCGGCGGCCTTGTCCTCGTCGGTGTAAATCGCCACCTCGCCGTCTTGCAGACCCTTGATGCGGTAGCGGCGGTCGTCGGCGACAATGACTACGCCGTGGTCGCGGCTTCCACCCAGCGCCAGATAGACGCCCTCGGCGCCAGCCAGCGGCACCGACGTGAAGCCATACTGCTGCATGCGATCGACGCCGTTGCACACCTCGCCATCGAGCAGCTTGACCTGCACGCCCTGCATCTTGGTGGCATCGTCGATCAGGGTCAGCACGGCCCGGCCAGCCATCAGGCGGATGCGGCGCGCCAGGGGAGCAAGCGCTTTGAACAGTTCGCGGCTCATAGCGCACTCCAGTCGTTGTCCGCTTTCTTCTTCTTTTCCCGCTCTTCCTTGGTGTTGATCTTCTTGAAGAGCTTGGAGCGGCCGATACCGCTGATCAGGTCGAAGGCTTCGCGGCGCGCGATCGACAGCGCCGTGCGCGTGCCGGTATCGTCCAGCGTGTAGAGGCATCCGACGATCAGCATCTCGGCCTCATTCAGATACAGGAGCGGCGACGTGACATCGACCAGCGTGTTCGGCTGCCACAGCTTGCCCTGGGCATCGCGCCAGCCCTGCACGGTGATTGAACCGCGCAGGCCACGCCCCATACGGACGTTTTTCTCCCACTCGGCCCGATCGCGGAAACGGGTGCGGTTGCCGTGGTCGTCGGCCAGCACGATGCGCGGCCGGTACCGGGTGATCGCCTCGTCCGTCACGGTGGCCGCCGGCGCGAGATGGCTATCCACCGCGTCGCCGTCCAGCGCGATCCGGTCATGCCCCTTCACGGTATAAACGGAAAAGCGATCCTTCCAGCTGAACTGGCCGCGCGCCGAGAGAATATTCTCGCCCTCCACCAGCGCCGTCTCGCCCTTCGTCTTGCCGGCGCGCGTGATGACCAAGTTGCCGGCGCCGTCGGCGATCAACAGCACGGCCTTGAGTCGCGCGGCGCGCTCGATGCACTCGAAAGCGGTCTCGCCCGGCTCGATCTTGAAGCTGGGAAAGGGATCGCCCACGTCCGTCTCGACCTTGACGCCGATCTTGAACGGCGCGCACAGGTCGGTGGCGATGCGATCCAGCGGCGCATTCGTCCATTGGCCGGTCTTATGGATTGCCGAGCAATCGACCAGGTCGCCTGTGGCGTCGCGGCCGCGCACGGAAATGCCGTGCGACTGCCGGTCATAGGTCGGCTCGGCATCGTCCACGTAGCCGGTGATGACCGTCTCGTCGTCGAGCTTGAGCGTGCATTCCTCGCCGGGGCGGATCGGCCGGCTGGTGGATTGGCCCGGCCAGCGCTCCGTCACCTCCAGATCGAAGCTGTTGGCGACCTGCTCGATGGAGCGCGTTACCGACACGCGCTGCCAGCCGCCGTAGATGGACGTCCCGACCAGAAGCTCGGCTTTCATGCCAACGCCTCCAGCGCCACGCCACCAGGCACGAAGCCCGGATGACGGACGATGATCGGATTGCGCGCCACGATCTCGGCCTCGCGCGTGGCATCGCCGAAGGATCGGTAGGCCACCACCAGGGCCGGCAACGTGGCCGGCATCGAGATCGTTACCAGGCGAGGCAGATCGGCGCCGCGCGCCGTGATGTCGCGCACCACGGCGGCGCGCAGATCCATCAGGGCATTGAACACCGCCACCGAAGCGGTGGCGGCCTCGTCTTCCAGCGCATCGGCAAGCTGCTCGCGGATCGCGATGGCCTGCTGGTAGGTGATGCGCTGGGCGCCCGGCGTGACCGGCGCCTTGAAGTCGAGACGAGCCGAAGCGCGCGCCGCTTCGATGACGGCCGCACGGCGCACCAGGGACTCGATGGCCGTGCGGTTCGCGGTTTGTACACGGCGGGTTGGCGTGGTGGCGGGCGGACGCGGGCGCTTCGATTCGTAGCCGAAAAACTTCGCCAGCGACGTGAATGCGTTGATCGGCCGCAGCACGGCATTGCGCAGGCCGGAAGCCAGCCCAAGCACCTGCTCGGCCAGCGTCCTCGGCGCCAGGATCAGCGACGAGATCGACGACGAAAAGCGAGAGACCTCGCCGAGGAACTCGCCGACCACCGTCAGATCGGGCATCACGCCGGCACGCGCTGCCTCGATGGCGGCCGTGGCGTCCGAAAGCAATGCCATCGCATCGACCGCCACGAACTCGGGTACCCCCTCGACGCCAAACGCATCGGCGAAATCGGCGGCACATTGTTCGGCAGTCACATCGGCCTGGGCGTCCACCACGGCGGCGGTATTGGTGTCGGCGGCCGGCTGGGTGTTCTCGGCCGTCTCGGTGAAGCGCAGCGAGAAACGCACCACACCCCTGTCGTCGACCAGCGCCTCCACGAAGCGGAAAGGCGCCGTGAGTGCCACCTGCATGCGGCCCAGCGTCGGGTGCACCAGTTCGCCGGGACCGTTCTGCTTGAGCGCATCACGCAGGGCATCGCGGGCCTTGAAGTAATCCTCGCCGAGGATGATCGCTTCCAGACTGAACTCGCCGGCCTTGCGGCCCATGTCCTCGACGAAGGGTTCATTGCGCAGCGGGTACTCATGGAGCACGCCGCGCCGCCCTTCCTCGGTGTCTGCCGTCGAGACATAGAACGGCACGCCCCGGAAGCTCGCACGCTGAAGTTGATCGCGCCAGCTCATGGGGCCACCATCGCGAGACCGTTGTCCAGGGAGAGCGGCACGTCGCGGTTATCGGAGCGGGCCGAAATCCCGGTCACCATGCCGCCGGGGTCTTTGACCTCGACCACCACCTTGCCGCCGACGTTGGCCTTCGCCCCGCCCGGCGTTACCGCATTCGGGCGGGCGGGGCCGAGCGCATCGCCGGCCAGCTTGATCGCGGCGCCTGGCAGCGTGTATTTCGTCACCCACTCCGGCAGCATGTCGGAGATCGAGCGCAGCTTGGCACCAATCCATTCGACGGCGTTGCCGACGGTGGTCTTGATACCTTCCCAGAGGCCGACGAAGAATTCCTTGATCGGCCCCCAGTTCTCGTAGATCAACCCGGCAGCGGCGGCCAGCAGCGCGATCGCGATGGTGATCGGGTTGGCCAGCATGAACGCGCCGACGGCGCTCATCACTGTCATCAGCTTGGCGAAAGCACCGACACCGAACAAAACCACCGGGCCGAGCGCCATGAATGCGGCGGCAGCTTTTCCGGCCAGGCCGACCAGGATCAGCAGCGAACCGCCGGCGATCATCAGGCCGGCGAAACCCAGCGCGATCCGGCCTAGCCACTTCGCCAAGGTCGGGTTTGCCTGGACAAACCCCTTGACCGACTCGGAGAGCTTGCCAAACCACTCGGTCAGCATTTTCAGATCCTCGCCAACCGCTTCGCCCAGGCTGGCCAGCAGATTGGTGAAAGTGCCGGTGGCTGCTTCCCACAGGTTGGACAGCGTCCGCAACACGGCCTCGATCCGGCGCTGCAAATCGGCCTGCTTTTCCATGTCGGCCGTCATCTTGCGAAAGCCATCAGTGCCATTGCTGATCAGCGTCGACACCATCTGCATGTCCTGCCCGCCGCCGAACAGGTGCTTGAGCACCTTGTTCAATTGTCCCGGCTCCAGTTCCTTGAGCTTATCGAGCTGGGTCATCATGTTTTGCACGCCGAGGAAGTTCCCCTTCTTGTCGGTGAACTCCAGCGTGAGGCCCTTCTGCGCCTTGAGGACGGCATTGACCTCTGCGATCTTCTTCGTGTCCTGCAAGCCGTTGAGGATCGCCCCCATGCCGGTGCCGACGGTTTCTCCGCTCATACCGGTCTTAATGAGAATCGCGTAGAGCGCACTCATTTCGCGGCTGGCCTCCAGCCCCTGGAGCTTGACTGCCTTGAGCGCACCGGCCGAGCGGGCAAATGCGTACATCATTTCAGTCGCCGAGACGCCCTGGTGATAGACGCGCTGGATGGTGTCCATGAACTTGAGCATGTCGGCATCAGCAACGCCGGTGGCTTCCTTGAGCTTGGCGGCAAACTCGGCGGCCTGTTCCGGAGTCTGCTTGAGTAACACGGCCATGTAGGCGGTCGCTTCGCCAACGCCGGTCAGAATCGACTGGTCTGTGATGCCGAACTTCTTGAGCGTGGCCATCATATTCAGGAAGTCTGCTGTGGTGCCGGGAAGCCGGTCACCCAGCTTTACGGCCAAAGTATTCACCTGCTCGAAGGCGCCGGTCATGCCGTTCTTGTCCATCATGGCCGACTTGAGCCGGGTCGATGCGTCTTCGAGTGCAGCAAAGGCGGCGATCGGCTTGGCCAGCGTGCCGCCCGCAATGAGGCCGGTGCCCAGTGCGCCACGGCCGATGGCGCTGGCTTGATCGGACAGCTTCTGCAATTTGCCGCGCAAGCCGTCGACCTGCTGGACGATGCGCCCCATGCCGCCCGACATCTGGTCGAACAGCTTGACGGTAACGCCGAGGGCCATCATCGTTGTGGACATGCTATGCTGATCCTATGAACGGGCTTAAATCATTCTTCGTCTGGGCCGTATTGCTGGTGGTGCTCTACGCCACGTGGCAAGTCATTGCCGCAGACGGGTGGCGGGCCGGCGGCATCTTCCTGCTGATACTGCTCGTCTTCGCTGCCATCGTCGGCGGCATCCATGACATCCTGACCGCGCCCTTCAGGAGCCGCCGGTCTGATTGAGCCGCACCGCCTGGCGGTGCCAGAAGAGCAGCTCCTCGACCTCCATCGCCCAGAGTTCCGACGGCTGAAAGTGGAACGCCTGGGCGAGGTCGCCCATCACGTCTTCCCAGTTCCGGGGAATCCCCCCAAAAAACCGCCGACCGCCTCCAGCACGCGCGGCACGTCGTCGACGTCCATGTTGTCCAGCGCAGAGGCCGGCAGGTTCGCCAGGCTGGCCGCGAAGTCGAGCATCATGGCGAAGGGAAACTCCATACTCTTCAGCGGCCGGAAGTCGCGCGCCGTCGGACGGCGCAGTACCAGCTTCTCGATCTTTTCCCCGCCGAACTCGATGGGATGCGCCAGGGTGATTTCAGTAACGCCGCTCATCGCTTAGTTCTCCTCGCAGGAGATCGCACCGAAGCGCACCTTGACCTCACCCTTGGAAAGCTCCAGGGCGCCCTTGCACCAGGCGTTGCGCAGCGAGTAGGTCTTGCCGGTGTCGGTCTCGAAGATCACGGTCTCGTCGGTGATCTCCATGAAGGTCTTGAGGCTGAAAGCCGCGTTGTGCGCGATGGTGCACTCCACTTCCGGCGCGGTGACCTTCTCCGAGTAGCCAAGCACGCCGGCATCGCCGAGCACGTCCTCGCGTTCGACGCCGCCGAATTTCAGCGTCGCCCCTTCCTTGCTGCGCAGCCGCTCGCCCTTGACGGTGATGTAGGCGCGGCCGGTGATCTGGTTGCTCATGACAATGCCTCCTGAAGGGCCGTCCCGAAGGAGGCATTAGCCCCCTCGGGGGGCAGCGAACGATAGTGAGCGTGGGGGTTCATGTTGTCTCCTTACAGGATGTACTGGACGGCCGCAGCGAACACGTCGAACTGATTGACGACGTTCGGCGGGATGACGGCATTGACGCGGTTTTCGTCCGCTTCCGAGCGCAGCACGATCAGATCGGCCTTGAATTGCTCCAGGTCTTCGAGCAGCCCGACGTAGGCCAGTTGCGCGGCCGCCGCGATCAGCGTGGCGCGGATCAGCTTCGGCGTGGCGATCTTCTGCCCCGGCGCGATGTATTGCAGCACGTCGTCGCCGGCGAGCTTGTGGGCCGGGTAGTCGCGCACCACGGCGAAGCGGAAGACGTAACGCATGTAGTCCACCGTCCACTTGGTGTTGAGCTTGAGCAGGCTGCGATCCTCCATGCCGAAGGTGTTGGTCTGGTAGGTCGTGATGACCTGCTCGACCATCGCCGCGCCGGAGGGATCGAAGATGATGGTGCTGATGCCGTCATAGAGCAGCAGGTTGCGCTCGGCGTCGGTGAAGCGGTCGGCCTCGGCCGGCGCCATCACGTCGGGCAGCGCAAGGCCACGGAACGGGATCGCCGGATCGTTGGCGCCGGAACGCTCCACGGCGGCGGCGAACTGCGCGGCCACCACCCAGGGCAACGTCGGGCAGCCCTTGAGGCCGGGGAAGGTGGTGTGCGGGCTGTTGCGCGCTGCACCGTAGGCCGCCAGCGTGGCGAAGGTGCCCGACTTGAAGCCGAAGCTGTGGCCGGTGCGCATGTCCAGGCCGCCCCAGCGGCTTTGCAGCTCGCTTTCCATCGCCGTAACGTTGGCCACGTCCGTCCAGGGCATCACCACCGTGTAGAAGGCGCCGGTGCTCATGGCCGCGATCGCGGTCAGCACGTCCGGGTTGCCGGTGCCGCCGGACATGGCCACGATGGTGGCGGTCATGCCCTTGGGCGTGAATTCGCCGGTGTAGTAGTTGAGGCGGACGTCGATGCCGTTGCCTTCCTCGCCCTTGTGACGGGAGGTGAGCGTTACCACGCCCAGGTTTGCGGTGGCGGTAACGGACAGATCGGTCAGCGCGGTGATGGCGGCGGCCACGGCGGCGGCGATCGCGGTGGCGGTCTGCGAGGCAGTGATACCCACCCGCACCGGCTTGCCGCCGATGTAGAGGTTGAGCGTCCCGGCCTCGGTCGACGAACCGGCGAAGGTGATGGTGCCGGTGGCGGCAGCCCCCGCGCCCAGATCGTCCAGGGCGAGCGCCCACAGATCGGCGGTCGGGTGCACCTTGAGCGCCGCCGGGATCATCTGCGCCAGCATCGAGCCGCGCCCGAAGTAGTTGACGCCGTCGGCCTCGCGGGTGACGCGGGTCAGCACGCCGGCATTGACGCTGCCGGTGGAGAGACGCTGGCCGAGCAGCAGCACGCGGCGGGGCATGTTGGGCAGACCGCGCACGGCGCGGGTGTGGTCGATCTCCAGCCAGGCGCCGGGAATGCGCCAGTCGGTGGGGATCGACATGAAAGTGATGTTGTCGGGCATGGTGCCTCCTGTCTAGGTTTGGCTTCGCGTTACTTCTTGGGCTTGATCTGGGTGACGTTCGCGGCGTCGTCTCCGGCGGCCGAGGGCGTCACGTCGTCGAGGCGCACATCGCCGTCGAACTCGCGGCGCAGCCAGAAAGAGTCGCGCTCGACCGTCTCGCCCTCGGCCTTGAGGATCTGCCCGTCGAGCTTGCGCACTCGGGCGCCGTTGATGGGGGTGGCGATAACCTGCGGCATAGTCGTCTCCGTGTTGTCTAGGGTTGAAGGGTGGTGGTCTCGGACACTTCCGGTGCCGAGGTGGTGTGGTCGGGCGGATCGCCCGCCCACTTGGCGTGCTCGGTGGCGCTGACGTGCGGCTCGATGTCGTAGCTGGCGCGGAAGGTCTTGAACAGCGCCAGGGTGGATTCGTCGATGGCCGGCGGCAGCTCGACGGCGCGCGCCTCGATGGCCACGGTGGCGACGTAGAGGCCGGCCGCGTAGAACGCCTCGTCGGCCTGAAAACTGACGCCGGTGACGTAGAACACCACGCCATCGGCCTTGCCGCCGTCCATGATGGACAGCACGGCATCGATGATCTGCGTGAGGCCGACCGCCTTGCCGTCGCCCTTGCGGGCGGCTTCCTGGCTGCGGCTGTTGCGCGCCACGCAGGCGATACCGAAGCGCACATCGGCCTCGCCGTCGGCGACCGTGAAATCCATCGGGGCCACATAGACCGCCGGCGCCTCGGCGCCGAACCGCTTGACCAGGGAGACCGAGTCCAGATCGGGCAGGCCGGCCACGGTGGCCAACTTCTGCCCCAGGGCGGATGCCTTGATCAGGGTGACCAGGCCGTCTTCGAGTTCAGCCAGCAATTGCGCCTCCCCCGTAGTGCTTGCGCAGCAGATGAAGAATGTCCTCGCGGTCATCCCTCGAGATGCCGAGGAACGGCCGCGCCGGAATCGTGACCTGCTTGGCCGTTACAAAGCCGCCGCCGGCGACCCTGAAGCGCAGCGCCTTTTTCGTCCGGGGCTTGATGACGCCGCCGAACTGGTGGATGGCTGCATAGACGCGGTTAACGCCCCAGGTGGCCTCGCCCTGCGTGGCCCGACTGGAGATCGAGCCGGAGAGGTGGCCATCCTTGGTGAGCGTGCGTCCGCTCTTCTTGCGCCCCTTCTTCCAGGCGACCCCGTCCGGGCCGATCTGGGTGCGGAAGCGCATGCGGGTGCTGCTCTCGCCCAGGGCGGCAATCTCCTGCATGGCCGTCTGCGGTTGCATCGCCGCCGTCATCATCCGGCGCAGCGTGCTCATCAGGCGGGCGTCGTCGACCTTGACCTCGATCTGCATCAGCGCAGCCCCCCGTTATCCGGGCGGCCGAACACCTTGGTCGGGCTGGTGATCTCGACCATGCCGCCCTGGGCGATCGGAGCGGTATCGCCGGTGGCCGTGGTGCCCAGGCTGACCTTGCCGGCGGAAATGTCGCGCAGCACGGCCACGGCCGCATCGCGGCGCTTCTGGATGACCTCGGTCACCTGGTCGTCGTAGAGGTGGTGGCGTGCCAGGTCGCAGGCCAGGCGCTTGACGATCGAGGGCGCCGGGTTGAGCGGCACGCTGTATCGCGTGGCCACGTAGCCGTCGATCTCGCTGTCCGCGTCGGCGAGCGCCCCATTGATGAGCGCCAGTGCCGCCGCAGCGGCCGCCTGCTCGGGGGCCGTGAAACCGGACATGTCGCCGCCGGCCGCCGCCGTCGAGAGCATCGCGGCCGTTACCAGGCGCGGGATGCTCCGATCGGCGCGCTGGGCAAGCTCCTCGGCAGAGAAGCGTTCCAGCAGGTTGGCGGCGGTGGCGTAGGTCATCGCGCGTTACTCGGCGGCGACCACAATCACGACCAGCATCGGCTCGGCGAGGATCTGCTCGATCTGCTCGGCGGTGAATTCGTCGGCGTTGACCGTGACTTCCTCGGCCGGCCAGGCGCGGCCGGCACGGCGGAAGCCGGAGACCAGCGAACGCACGATCAGCTTGTCGACCTTGACCTCGGCGGCGGCCTTCGCCTGTTCCTTCTCCGGCGCGGCGGCGGCCTTCGCCTTCTTGTCTTCTGCCATGTTCAGTCTCCTGGTGTAGGTGCCCCGCCCGGCGATGCGGGCAGGGCTTGCGGCATGGGCCAATAAGGCCCTCCTGGTTTATGGGTTAGCCCAGACGGGGGTCGACGACGAGGTTCACCGCCTTGTAGTTGGTGTTGCTCTCGCCGCTGGCCAGGTATTCCTTCATCAGGACAGCCTCGGCCTCGGCACGGCGGCTCGGGCCACACACCAGGTGCGTGGCGGTAACGCCGATCACCGAGCCGTCGGGCCGGCGCTGGGTTTCCATCGCCAGGCGCGCGGCAGCGAAGGCAGCAGCGTCGAGCGTCGCCTTGGAGCCGTAAGCCAGTTGGTGGAAGCCGAAGCCCGCCACGTAGCGCGCATCCGCCCCGTAGAGGAATTCCTTGTTCATGAACACGTACTCGGAATCCGGGCGCGTGAGCGAAACGAACTCGGCCTTCTTGCGCTCCTGGAAGATCAGCGGCTTCATGAAGGCGCGCGACAGATCCATCAGGAACCACGGTGCACCGGCGCCGCCGCCAGTGTTGCTGTACGAGGTCTCGGCACCGGCGGCGGTGTAACCGACGTGATCGGTGTCGAAGAAGTACTGGCCGTCGAAGCCCTTGGTGGCAAAGCCGGTGGGCAGCAGACCCCAGACCAGTTCGTCCGGGTGACGTGCGACCACTTCGCCCTGCATCGAGAGCATGGGCGTGTAGATGCCCAGCTTGTCATCCTCGATGTTCTCGCGCTTGACCCCGATGGTGTGCTCGTAGGTCTTGTTCTTGAGCTGGGCGGCGCTGGCTTCCAGGTTGTTGATGACGCGCTGGCCCACCCACTCGCGCATGCCGGGCAGTTCCTTCATCCAGCCGTAGTTCTCGGTATCGGCGGTGGAAGGAACACGCATGGCGACCAGGTCGAGCGTGGATTTGACGGAGCCAAGCCCTTGCAGGAAGGCGGCGTTGAAACCCTGTTGCAGGGCGAGCAGTACGGCGGCAGTGATTTGCATGGTGCGGTTCTCCCGTTATTGGCCGAGCTTGACCCACACGCCATCCGCATCGACGGCGATGATCTTGCCGGCGACGGAGCGGGTGTTGGTGCCGTTGGTTTTGGCGACCGTCTGGTCGTCGACGATGTAGCAGTCGGCGCCGACGTCGGCCTGGGCGATCAGATCGCCAGCGGACGAGTTGCCGAACTTGAAGGTGCCGCGCTTGACCTGCACCGACACGTCGCCGTTGGAGCCGGCGGTGTTGTCGACCGTCTCCTCGAAGCGGCCGATGGCGACCAGGTTGAGGGCGGTGGTGCCAGGTGCGGCATAACCGGCGTTGAGGACGGCGATACCGCCCTGGATCGGCTTGACCGATGCCTTGACGGGATAACCGAGGACGTCGCCAGCGCGTTCCGGCGTATTGCGAGCAGCAGTGAGAGCAGCCATTGCTTATGCCTCCAGTTTGCCGGCGGCGAACTGGTCGGCGGTCAGGCCCAGGGCCTTCATCACCGCCATGTCGGCGTCGGTGGGTTGAGAAGTGCCAGCGCCCTTGCCGGCGTTACCGCCGGTCTGGGTCTCGCCCGGCTTGACGACGACGGGCGCGGTCTCGACGAAGGCATTGAGCGCGGCCAGATCGGCCTTGCCCAGGTTCTTCGCCCAGCCTTCCATCGCCGGGGTGAGCTTGCCGGCGACCAGCGCGGCCTGGACGACCTTGTCGACTTCGGCCTCATGCTTCTCGGCTTTGAGTGCGGCCAGTTCGGTGGTCACGGTGGCCAGCTCGCCGCGCACGGCGGTGAGCGTGGCGACCTCGACATACTTGGCCGGGTCGGGGGCAACGCCGCGCAGTGCGGCCAGTTCGCCGGTGTGGGCGGTTTTCAAGGCATTCAGCGCAGCGAGCGCTTCGGCCTCGGTGGCCGTCTCGGGCAAACCGAGCGCGGCGAGCAATGCTTTCATGGGCATCTCCTCTTCGGGTTGGACTACGTGGGAAAACTTCGCGGCAAGAGCGGACATGGCGGCGAGATCCGTCAGACCATCCAGGCCGGCGAAGTTGGTGAGCGCGGCATGAGCCACGGCCAGCACGCGGCCGGTGCGCTTGTCGTAGGGGAAAACGGGGCTGATGTAGCGGTACTGCTTGGCGGCGATCATCGAGGCGGCGGCAGCCGTCCATTCGACGTCGACGGCATAGAGGCCGTCGTCACGCGCTTCGAGCTTGCCGATCCAGCCAGCCGCCGGGGCGGGCTTGCCGTTGGTCTCGGCGTGCAACGTCTGGTGCTCGTAGTCGATCACCCGCGCATCGTTGCGGCCGTTGAAGGCTGCGGCGATGGCGACAGCGGAATCCCGATCGAGCAGCCAGCCCTCCGGGATACCGGCCGGGCGGCCGGAACCGTCGGCAGCCTTGAAGCGGCCGTATGGCAGCAGGCGGAAAGCCTTGGGCGGCGTGGCACCGCCGGCCGTCAGATCGACGGACAGGGCGGCAATGGCGAAGGTGGCGGTTTTGCTTGGCATGACGGCATGTTGCCGACACGCCTCCCGCCACTCTATTAACCGCCGTTAGAAATATATGGGTGCTGCGGGGCGGGGATTTCCCGCGCGAATTACCCTGCCAGAAATTACCGTGGCGGTCAAAAACCGGCGGCGCGGGTCTTGTCCGCCAGCATCTTCTCCAGGTTGGCGCGACGCCCGCCTGGTGCGTAGTTGAACTCGGGATCGACACCGGCCGGCACGCGCTGCATCTCGCCGGTGCGCTTGTTGGTGTAGTCGTAATAACGCTCGGCCGGCGCCTGGCCGACCTTGAGGCCCTGCCGCTCGATCTGCCGGCTGCCCACCTGGATCACCCGGCACTTGCAGCCCCACGCCTTGACCGGCATGTGCGACTGCCACCACGGATCATCGGCCGGCAGCACCAGGCCGTCCCAGGCAGCGTGTTCCTTGCGCTCATGGGCGCTCGGGGTGTGGTCGTACATCAGGTAGGGCAGGGTCGCCTTCGATTCCTGGATGCGTTCCCACTGGCCCTCGCTGTGCGCCGTGCGCAGGTTGGTGTCGTAGATCACCTTGAGCCGGCGCGTGCTGCCGAGCTGCACTTCCTTGAGCTGGCCGTCGGCCGGGTCGGTCATCATGGCGCGCCCCCACCAGCCACGCTTGACCAGGTTGGGCTTGAGCGCCGCCTTGAACGCCTCGAAGGTGGTGCCGTCGGCCAGGGCCGCATCGACCTGGTCGCGGATCTCCACCAGGAGATCGAGCTGCATGGCCTTGGCCACGGTGAACGCGGCCTGGTGTTCCTGCTGCCAGACGTCGCGATGGTCGAAGCCGATCTTGAAGCCCTTCTGGCGGAAGAAGTCCACCGCCTCGGCCGGCGGCAGGTTGAGCAGCAGGGACAGCGGCGATTTAGGCATTGACACCCCCTTGTAACGCGAGCACAATCCGCCTCACTAAACCATAGGCGGAAGGCGCACCCGTCAGACACGCGCCGACTGCCGCCCCGCAAGGGGCGTTGTTGTTTCTGAGTTTCACGGCGGGCCGAGAGTGGGGAATACAAGACCTCGAAAGAGGGAATAGCCACCCGGTTCCTATGGACCGAGTTGAGGCCCGCCACCCCGCAACGGCAGTCCAACTACTAAACCATAGGAGGCCATCATGGCTGAAGCAATCAACACCCCCGTCGACCTCGACGAACTTTCCCAACTCGCCTCGCGCTGCCAGAGCCTCGCTCTCGGCTTGCAGATCGTCATGACCGGCTCCGGCCTGCCCGAAGGCCCGGAGCGCGAAGACCTCTGCTACGAGATGGCCCGCATCATCGAAGAAGCCGCCAAGCGGGCGCATTGCCTCGCAGCGGCCTTGATGTGAAAGGGGGCGACGCAATGAAAGCCCACACCGTCCTGCTGATGCTGCGCGAGCTGCTCGCGCTGCTGCACGCCGCGATCCTCGCCCACCCGGATCAGCGCGCCGTGGCCGCCACGCTGCGCGCGCTGGCCGCCGAAGCGCAGCGCACCGCCCACCGGCTCGAGCGGAGCCTGCCATGAGAAATGCACAGGCTTGTTCCTTGGTTGTAACGCGCCTCATGCTAAATAATTCATGCCCCTCGTCAAAAAGGAGCATGCCATGAGCGACAAATCCACACTTCCGCCCGCCCTCCAGAAGGCCCGCGCAAAGCTCGACCAAATGAAGGCCGAAGGCGTTAAGGTCGAAATTCTCAACGCCATCGATAAGGCCAAGCGCAACCCGGCCTCCAAGGCACTGGCCATGAAGGGGCGCTGCTGGCAATGCGAAGGCATCGAAGACCCTGGCACCGTCGAACGCATCGCCGCCTGCTCGGTCAAGCGCTGCGCCCTGAATCCGCTGCGCCCGCATCAGCGCGGCGGCACCAAGGCCACGATAGAGAAGCTGTTGGCCACAGCGCCGACCTACCCGGCCGGCGCCATTCTCGGCCCGCTCGAACGCGCCCGCAGCAACCCGGCCAGCCGTAGCACAGCCATCCGGGCCTACTGCTGGGACTGCATGGGCGGCAAAGAGAACGGCCGCTCGGGTGCCAACGGCAACGTCAGGAAGCTGGTGCGCGAATGCTCGGTCGAGGACTGCACGATCTGGCCGGTTCGCCCCTGGCAAAAGCCCGCCGAAACGGCCGAAACCGACCCGGAAGACGAAACCGGGGAGAGCGACACCGATGAGGATCAAGAATAACGCGCCGTTAACGCGGAAAATCGGCAAGCCGTTGGCGAAACTCTCGCCGGAGGTAGGCAGATAGCCCCGCGATACCTGTAACGCGCCAGAGGCCCTAAAAACCACAACCAGCCCCGCCCCGAGCGGGGCTTTTTTTCGCCCGCTCATTTGCGCCCCATCCATATCAATTCGTCGTCGCGCTTGTAACGCGCCCGGATGCTGCTGCCGCCGCTGTGTATCCGCTGCCCCCCCAGGCCGAAAGTCGTCGCCGGCGGGACGGCGGGCGGGACGATGCTGGCGTGCCGGCCCAGCGTCGCGAAATGTCGCGCACCGAAGTGCCGCGCCCGGACATGCTCAAGCGCCATCGACGACCACCGCCGTGCGATTGCCCTCGGCATCGACGGTGCTGACCACGCGGTCGGTTATGCCGTCCAGGCCCTTGAAGGTTTCCGTGCCAGTGCCCGCGCCGCTAACCTTGCCGGCGAGCACGGAGGCCATGATGCGCAGCACTTCGCGCAGGGTCTTGCCATCCTCGACCACGCCAAGCAGCGGGTCGCCGGCCGCGCCGGATGCGGCCAGCAGGGCTTGCGCCTCGGTGCCGCCGATCAGGTGTTCCCACACGGCATTTGCCAAGCCCTGCGGACTCAAATCAGTGAAGGGCGTCCATTCGCCGGACAGCGACAGCCGCCCGCGCAGGTCGGACGTGCCAGCGAACTGCGCCACGCTGCCGATGCCCTCGAAGGGCACGATCATCGCCAGATTGCAGCCGTCGCCGGTCAGGCTGATGCTGCCCGATCCGCCGAGGCCGATGGTCAGCTTGAGCACGAGGTTGTCGCCGGTCAGGCTGACGACCTGCGCCGTGCCTTCCATGCCGACGACGAGCGAGACATTGCCCGCGCCGGTCAGGCTGGCGACAGCGCCCGTGCCGTCCATCGGCCCGCCTTGCAAGAGATTGCTCGGCCCTTCGGCCAAGGTGGCGATGGTGCGCAGCGCCGACATGCTGCCGGCGCGGATCGCGGGCACCGTGCCCTTCATGTCGTAACCGTCCGGCGTGCTCGCCGTGCGCGCAAAGCTGGCATTCACAAACCGATTGAGCCGATCCCCTTGCCCACGCAGGCGCGCATCAAGGCCGGGGGCCGCTCCCGACCCCTTGTAGGTGCTGCGCGTCATGTGGCGCGCATTCGGCCAGAGTGCCATGATTAGCCCCAGACGACCTCGATGCCGCCCGCGAATGTGGTGCTGGCTGCGGTGGCTGCGCCCGCACCCCATAGCCAGGTGAGGCAGGCACCGTCCTTGATTTCCGGCAGGCTGGGAATCTGGTTGAGCAGGTCTTTTTCGGTCATCAGGCCAGCAACCGACAAGGTGATCGAGGCCAGCGGACGCGCCAGCACCAGCGCGAAGGTGCCCGTATTGGCCGCGCTCATGGTCACGGTTTGCACCGAGCGAATGCCGCTATCGCCATTGGCCAACGGCAGGAAGGGGCCGTAGTTGTTGGCTGCCGTGCCCGAGTGGTTGATGTGCCCAGCGATGGCCGATGCCGTGCAGGCCACGGTTACGGGCAGGGTGTTGCCGGTGCTGCCCGCCTGATCGGTGTAGCTCATGGCGAAGTTCTGCGCCGTCGCACCCGCCGCAGCGGTTTGCACCATGAAGGCGCGCACGCCTTCGCCGTTGGTGTAGCGCAGCGATGGCGTGCCGACCAGCGTCTGCGCGCTGGTCGTGTTGTTGCTGATGCCTGGATAGTAGCCCTGCATATCGACCAGCATCAGCGTGCCCGGTACGGCAGTCGCGGCCGTGCCCCAGGCGTTCATGTTGAGCAGGTGCTTTTTCAGCGGGCTGACGTTGCCGCCGTGCGGCATGCCGAAAATCTGCGTGCCGTTGCCGGTCGCCTCGTCGCAGCCGCGCCAGTTTAAGGCGGTGCCCGCCCAGGCATTCGCTACCGGCATGCTCGACAACATACTCATGTCGTACCAGCGGCCCAGCGCGTAGGCCGCTGCGCCGGTGATCTTGTTCCAGTCGTAGCGGGTGGTTTGGCCGGCCGCGATGGCGGCCACGAGGTTGTCGATAGATTGAATGGTCATGGTTTATCCCCAAACGAAAGTGAAATTGCCGAACCAGGCGACGGTGCGCGCCGTGGTGCCGGTCGCCAGCATGTCGAACCAGCCCAGCCACGCGCCGTCGTGAATGCGCGGCGGGGCAAAGCCTTTCTCGGCGATAAAGTTCTTTTCGGCGCAGACGAGGTTGTCGCCCAGCACCATGCTGCCGAGAATCTTGACGAGGTAAATGCAGTGCAGCCCGCCCGGAGCGGTCGTGTGCTGGATCGTGTTGATGCGTTTGACGCCCTTGGCACCGTCGCCCAGGGGGACATGCACCGTCGAACTCGCCGCTCCGGCAGTAGTCCTACTGCCGGAGCAGACGAGGTTCTGCCCGTTATTTGGAATATCCACCGTGATGCTGCGGTCGATGTTGTCCGAATCGGTGTAGCCGATGACGGTCAATCCGTTCTGAATCGCCGGGGCAATGTGATTGACCAGCACCATCTGCACGCCCGTCGCATCGGCATAGCGCGGCAGGGTCAGGTCGTTGATGCACTCCTGCAAGTCATTCGAGTCGCCATCGATCAGCGGGTAATAGCCGAGCAGATCGAACAGCACCAGACTGATCGGGCCGTTGTAGGTGGCCTGGTTGCTCCACATTTGCGCTTCGGCGAGATAGCGTTCCTCCCCCGCACCGATGCCAGGAAACCAGATGGCGTCGTTCTTCTGCGCAATCGAGGGCGTGAAGGTCAGCGGCGAACCGACCCGTGCATCATAGGCCGGCTGGCCCGAGGCATATGACGGATCGGCCCACACCTTTGCATGGGCCGTGCCGGCGTTCTTCTGGAAGCGCTGGACGTGGAACTTGCCGGCCGCGAAGGCGGCATTGAAGTCAGAGAGTGACCGAATCGCCATCGTCGTATTGCTCCACGATTCCGTCCGGGTGATTGGGGCATGCCGGTGGTTCCTCGGGCGCCGGGTCGATGGGGCCGAGGATTTCCCCGCAGTGCGCGCAGCGATAGACGAGCATCAGTCGACCGTGCCTTGCAGTGCGCCCGCGTTGAACAGCGGCGTGATACCGGCACTGATCGAACGGGACGCGGACAGCGCGCCCGAGTAGAGAATGTCGCCAGCGCCCGCCGACAACAGGCCCACCGAGAAGTGAGTCGCGGTCGCTGTGCCGGCCGTGCATTCGCCGAACTGCACTGTCGCGGCGTTGCTGACCTGTGCACCGGCCACGGTGAAGCCTGCCCCGGAACGCGCCACGGCCACGCGGCCATAGCCGGTATAGGCTACCTCATTGGTCGTCTGGTCGCCGGCATCGCCGGGGTCTGCCGAATGCAGGGCGACGTAGAAGCTGCCCGCCGTGGCGCTGTTCTGCAAGCCGGCCGCATCGCCGACATTCGGCCAGTCGACGTTGTTGAACAGCAGATTCAGCAGGTTGGTTTCGGATGCGTTGGACATGCTCATGATTTACTCCTGTTCGTAAGTGGTGACGGTACGGGTGACCTCCAGCGTCTGCGGATCGCGCTCGACGGTCTGCACGGCGCGGGCGGGATGGGTGGGCACCACCACGGTAGTCACCGGCGAGGGCTGGATTTCGTTGGTAACGCTCACCGGGGCCGGCTGCACTTCGTTGGTGACGGTCACCACCGGGGCGGCGACGGTAACGATGGGGGCGGCCGGATCGGGCACATGGATATGCGCCTCGACGGTCACCTGCGCCGGTGGCGCCGGATCTGCCGGCTTGGTCGCGGTGAGCGCCGCCAGTAGGGTGGCGTGGCGATCGGCGTCAGCGGTGGCGATCCGCGTCAGTGCGTCGGCCAGGCCGGCCAAGGCCTCGGTGGCCGCATCGGTGCGTTCGGCGCGGCCGAGCAGGCGGGCGGCGAAGGTGCCGCTGGCAAGCAGGCCGACCAGCGCGTCGGCATCCATCCGTTCGAGCACCTCGGGCAGCCGGGCGCGGAATTCCTCCAGGGTCTTGCACTCTTCCATCAGCCGCTCGATGGGCGACACCAGCGGCTCTGTAACGCGCTGCCAGTCGCTGGCCATGTCGGCGGACAGCAGATCGAACTCGTCGGCCTGGAAGGTGCCGGCCTTCATCGCGGCCAAGGCGGCCTTGGTCTTGTCGGGCGCTACATCCGGCGTAGCAACAGCTACATTTGGCGTAGCGCCACCGAGGGTTTCCTCGCCCTCGGCCGGTTCGGGGATGCGCAGCTTCTCATGCACCCACTTGACCGGGATACTGCGCATGCCGGCGCCGGTGAGCTTGCCGATCCCCTCGGCCAGCGTATTGATGTCCTCGGCCTCGCCGGTGTCGAACACCAGGCGCGGGCAGCGCGCCAGGCTGTCGATGCCGCCCCGGTTGAGGGCCAGCAGCGGGTAGATCAGGTCGCGCGTTACCGTGCCGGCGATCTGCCGGGCGTCGGCGTTACGGATGTCGTGGCGCACCTCGTTGTGCACGTTGGCCACGCCGGAGCCGAGGCCGGTGGTGCGGGCTTCGCTCGATGTCGTCTGGCCGAGGACGGCCTTGGACTGCGCGCGGTCGGCCCAGTCGATCATCGCCAGGTGCGGGGTGCCGCTGCCGTCGGCCGATACCTTGTTGATCTCGATGGCCATGTCGGCCGGCATGATGGCGCGGGCATCGTGGCCCAGCGCCGTGACGGCGCGCATCAGGCTCGCCTTCTCATCCTTGCTGGCGCCCTGGTAGTACTTGCCGAGCACGATGGGCAGGCCGTAGGTTTCCAGGAACTCGGCGAAGTCGCCCAGGCTGTACGCCTTGTAGAGGAAGGGCCAGACCAGGGCGCGGTAGAGGCCCATGCGGCCCAGATAGCCGGTCTTGGCCTTGCCGTGGGTGTGCAGCACCCAGCCAAAGGGCTGCATGGGCGCGCCGTCGGCACTGTTGTCGAGCAGGCGCAGCTCGCGGCGCAGCCGATCGAGGCGGAACCATTCCTGCGGCCGGGGGTGGAAGGCCGGAAGCCACTCGGTGCCTTCGCGCCGCCACTCCAGTTCCGTCGCCGCGAATCCGTGGCCGACACCCTCCATGAGGGCGAGCAGCAGATCCTCGACAGGATCGACGGCGTCGGTCAGCACTTCCTTGACCCACTCGGCGTTCGCCTTCTCGGCGGCCGTGGCGTTGCGGGGCGGCACGATGTCCCAGTCGAGATCCATCACCGCCAGCTTGCGCTTGCCGATCTCGCACAGCAGGTGCGCGTCGCGCTCCTCCATGTCCGAGAAAAGCCGGTGCTGTGCCGTCAGGTCGCCGTCGTCGGCCTGCTTGAGGGTGGCCGACAGCTTGCTCGGCGTGAGGCCGGCGAGCATGGGCGTGAGGTACTGATTCTCCAGCGTGGTGATGCGGCTGGTCTGCGGTTCCTTGAGGGCGCCGGTGTCGATGGGGGTTCCGTACTGGTCGAGAATCTTGGGCATGGTCACACCATCCTGCGGCTGCTGCCGCCATAGTCATCGCTGTAGTTGTCGTTCCCATAGCCGTCCTGGCCGGGGATGCCGGTAACGCGGCGCGGCATCGGCACATAGCCATCGCAGCGGCCTGGCTCGCGATCGCGCGTCATGGCGTAGTGGCCGAGGAACAGGGAGATGGCGAAGTCGCCGTGGCGCTGCACCTTCCTGCCGTCGGCGGTCTGGGTCTTGGCCTTGCCCAGCTTGGGCACGCCGTTGATCTTCTTGATGGCGCGGAGGTCGTCGCGGCACTGATCGTCGCGCGGCAGCTCGTCGAGCGTGGCATCTTCCAGGGCGGCCTTGAACTTGGGCATCTGTTCCAGGTAGAAGGCGTCGGAGAGCTTGATCTGCTCGATGCGGCTGTGACCCCACTGGTCGGCTGCGTATTCGGCCAGCTCGGCGCCGTTGCCGCCGGCGTCCAGCGCCCCGGAGAAGAAGCGCGGCAGGCGCGTTACGACATAGCCGAGGATCTGGCGCTGCTGGCTGAACGGGCAGTTGCCCAGCTCGATCACCAGGCGCGGCCGCTGCACCACGTCGCGGCCTTCTTCCAGGGCGGTGAGGATCGACAGGTCGCCCACGCGGGCGAAGTCGAAGCCGAAGCCGTGGCGGCGATCGCGGTCGAGCTGCGCCAGCACCGGCCCGAGGTGCTCTTCGCACCAGGCGGCCACCTCGGCGGCGCGGATCGGCTCGGGCAGCAGGCCGAACTCGACCGACCAGCGTTCGCGTACGATCGGCACCTCGGGTGCCATGCGCGCCTCGATCAGGGCCAGCGGCAGGTAGGTACCGCCGCCGCGCGCCGGGATGGCGTCCAGCTCCTCGGCAGCATCCTCGCCGTAGAAGTTGCGCACGTCGGAGACCCACGCCTCCTCGGCTTCCTTGCTCCAGGCGACGCCCTTGCGCAGGCAGACGCGGCGGTAGAGGCCGTCCGCCACCGCGTCGGTGAAGGTGATGCGATGCACCGTGCCCTTGCGCTTGCCGGCGCGGATCTCGTTGATCAGCTCGTTGAAGGGGTTGTCGTCGCCGTTGTGGGTGCTGATGATCCTGACCTTGTCGCCCCACATGAGCATGGCCATCGCGGCCTTGATGAGGCCGACCAGGTCGGGCGCGAAGGCCGCCTCGTCGATGACCACCACGCCCTGTTTGCCGCGCAGGTTCGCCGGCCGGCTGGAGAGTGCCACGATGCGCTTGCCGGACTTCGGGAAGTCGATGCGGTAGGTCTTGATTTCCTTGTCGCCGTCGTCGTGGAAGATGCCCTCCTCGATCTGGCCGGCGGCCAAGTCGAAGGCCCGCGCCCACATGGCGCACGCCTCGATGTATTCCAGGGCCATGTCCTGCGTGGCGCTGATGTAGAAGACGTTGGAGCCGTCGTTACCGGAGGCGATCAGCACGTCGTCGGCCGCTTCGCCCCAGGTGAGGCCGATGCGGCGGCTCTTCTCGGCCAGCTTAAGCGGCGACTGGTCGGCCACCCAGCGCTGCTGGTAGCCCAAGAGCACCGGAGGCGGCGCCGCATTTTCATTGATGGCCGCCTCCGGCGAGAGGAATGATTCCAGCGGGTTGCTCACGTCGCGATCCCGAGGATGCTGCGCCGGATCTCGTCCACGGAGGCAGCAGACAGGCCGCCCTTGCGGGCAATGCGCTCGGCGGCGTCGGCAGCGGCTTCGATCTTGGCCTTGACCTCGGCCTCCCATTTCTTCTGATTCACGGCGGCGCGCGAGAGCTTGGCGATCGGCTCGGCGGCCTTGGCCAGGAGCTTGATGCGTTCGGCCGGGTCGGCGAGCTGGGCTTCCTGGAGGGCGATCATGGTGTTGAACAGGTCGGTCTGCACCAGGCTCATGACGGCGGCGCTACGCAGATCGGCATCGTCCGGCGCCGATTCGGCGATGGCGCGGGCGGCCTCGGTGCTGGCCTTCACCGCCGCCAGCTTCTGCTCAAGCTGCTGGCCATAGCGGTGGATGCTGCTCTTGCCGATGGTGAAACCCTTGTCGGTGAGCAGCTTCTCCAGTTGCTCGTAGCCGGAGAAGTTGCCCTGGGCCAGCGCCTTGTCCAGCCAGGTGCGCATCTCGGCCGGCAGTGTCGAGATCTTCGATCGTTTGGCCACGTCAGCCCCAATACTTCGCGGGACGGGCGATGCCGGGGTCACATTCGACCGTGTATTCGGCGACATCGACGCCGTAGCGGTTGAGGTCGGCGAACCAGCGGCCGGAGGGTTCCTTGCGCAGCTCGACCAGCTTGCGGTCGGCCAGGTAGTCCAGCTCGCGGCGCAGCTCCTGCGGCGTGGCGTCCGGGTAGGTGCTACGGATCACCGACAGAACCAGCTCCTCGTAGGCGCCGATCGGCCGGGCGTTGTTGAGCGTGAGCAGGATCTGCCAGCGGATGTCCTCGCGGCGTACCTTGTGCATATCAACCATGTCCGGCTCCCTTTATCTGTACCACTTCGAGTTTGTTGTAGAGGGCGTCGAGCTTGGCCTCGATCACCGTTTGCCCGCGCACGTAGTCTTCGCGGCGGACGTAATGCACCGGCAGGTCGGCCTGGAAGCGTAAAAACTCGCGCTCGAGATTACGGATCACCTCGGCATCTCGTCGTTCCTCTTCAAGGTGCGCGGTTAGCGCAGCGTGAGTGACTTTTTGGCCCTCTCGCCGAGCAGCATCCTGAGCGGAGAATCGCTCTTCGAGCCGCTTGTCGATCTGCCCGCCGAGCACCTTGGCAAAGCCGAAAACGCAGCCCAGGAAGGTGACCAGCAGGCCGATCAGGAAGGTGAGCAGCGCCCACAGTTCGATTTGTACGTGCATCAATTCCCCCCACTCGCCGTGGCGTGTTCAAGTTCTGTCTGGCATGAGACGCAGGTCTGCACGCCTGGCACCGCACGGCGGCGGGCGACGGGTATGCGCTCCTCGCAGACGCGGCAATGTGTGGCTGATTTGTCGCCCAGCCCGGCGTTACGACGGCGCGCCCACGCCTCGATGGAATCGGAGCGGAATTCCTCCTCGCGTTCGGTGGCGCGGTCGAAAACGTCAGTCACTTGGCGCCGCTTTCGTATTGCCGGATGTCGCGGATGCGGGCACGGCAGCGTTCGTAGTAGTCGCCGGCGATGACGATCCAGCCGGCGACGTCGGTGTCAGTTGCTTCTTCGTCCTCGGGATCGGCGGCAGCGGCGGCAGATCCTCCGTGTAACGCGACGGCAGATTCTGGTGGTCGCAGACCGGTGGCCTGGTCGAGCACGCGGAGAGCAGTACCGCCAAGGCAAGGGCGGCCGCGAGTGGCAGTCTTGAGCGCATGTTGAGTCTCCTGGAGTTTTGTGGTCAGTTCGCGATCACGGGCGGCGGCCTTGCGGTCGATGTCGTCGGCCAGCGCCTGGCGGCGCTCGACTTCTTTGCGCCAGGCGTCGGCCTGGTCGAGCAGTTCCTGCTGGTGCTTGTTCTCGATGGCCAGCACGCGCGCCTCGGAGCGGCTGCCCTGCCATGACCAGGCGGCGCCAAAGCCGATGGCCAGACAAAGCACGTAGGGCCAGACGGCCCGCAGCAAGGTGATCAGTGCGTTCATGTGCATTTCACTCCCGGCCCCCAGCTCGCATAGAGCGGTTGCCATTTCGTGAGGATCAGGCGGGGATAGGCGAGGTTTTCCCGGCAGTGCGAGACATGCCGGGACGCCCGGCCGCACTGCGCATCGATCGCGCCTCTATCCGTAGAGGGTGCGGCCAGGCGTGCCTCCCTGCGCCAGTGACCCAGCCCGCCGTTATAGCTGCGCAGCACGGCCCACCAGCGGTCGCAGGCGGCCGCATCGGAGTTGCCAGCGGCTGGGGTGACACGGTCATGCAGCCACTTGTTGTAACGTGCCAGGGCGCGCAAAGCCCAGACCGGGTTGCCGGTGTCGGCGCCGGCGAGAGCGGCGTCCTGGCCGGCGATCCATTCCGCCGTGTCGGGGGTGAATTGCGCCAGGCCGTGGGCGTAGGCGCTGCGTGCGTCGGGCCGCCAGCCGCTTTCCTGATGCACCTGTGCCGCCATGACGGCGACCGGCGCATCGAGGCCCCACACCAGGCGCGCGGAACGTACCAGGTCGGCACGGTACTTCATGGCGGCGCGGGGCGGCTCCTGCGCGAAGGCCAGCGCGGGCAGGACGGCGACGAGGAGTGCGAGCAGCCAGCTACGCACCGAGGCTGACTCCGATGATGCAGGCGCCGACGATGAAGGCGCGACGCAGATAGGCCGAGGCGGTTTGCAGATCCGACAGTGTCAGCTCATCGGGCCGGGCGTAGGGAAAAAGGCTGCGGTCGATCCAGTAACCGACGGCGGCGGCCAGGCTGACCAAGGATAGCTTGTAGAGCGTGACGGGGAGCTGCTGGGGCGCGATGATGCCGATGGCCAGCGTCAGCACGACGGCGATCGCGATCCAGTCAGCGAGACGGGGCAGGCGCATGGGCGACCTCCTGGTAGCGAGACGGTTGGAAGGTGCAGGCCCGTGAGCTGGGCAGGAAAAGCGCGCGCTCCTCCGGCGTCGTGCCGGCGTGGCAATAGCCGTAGCCGTCGAGCTTGGAGGGTTCTGCGTGGCGGCAGGTGCCGCAGGTCTGCGGAGTAGGGTGCATGCGCGCTAGTTTCGCGCGCGCACGTCAGCCGGCTCTATTAACCGGGGTTACAAAGACAAAGCCCCGCCGGGCGGGAACCGGGCGGGGCCAAAAGTCGGCGCTGGCGAGACGGCTACATGAGGGCAGCCGCCAGGCGGTGCGCCTTCTGGGCGGACTCTTCAATGATACAGGCCATCTCGTAGCACAGGTCTTCACGATCCTTGCCCTCGGGCAGGCCGGAGCCGGTCATGACGATTTGCAGCCCGAGCGCCAGGCTCTGGCAGCGGGAGGCGAGCTGCGAGAGTTCGTCCAGATCGACCTCGACAGGGGCGGCGGCGCTCATGATGCGCTCCCGGCGAGATCGAGGCTGGCCTGCGCCGGGGCCGATGGTGACTCGGGCGGCAGATCGCCGTTCTTGCGGGCGCGAAAGACGATCTGGCGCACGTAGTTGAACGACAGCCCGGTCTCGGCAACGATGCTCTCGCGCGGCAGGCCGTCGGCCTCCATCAGGATCACGCGGTCGATGCGGCGCTGAATGTCGGTGGCCACCTGCTGGCGGCGCATGCGCAGCTCGACATCCTTGGCCGCCAGCAGCCCGCGCGTCAGCCGCTCGATCTGCATGCCCTGCGCCTCGACCTGCCGGCGCAGCCCGTTCAGCATGTCGCCCATCGTGGTCAGCATCCGGTCGAGGGCGTCGTTGGGGGCGGCGGTCACCTGCCGGTGCAGGCGTTCCTCCATGTCGTTGAAGGTGACAATGAAGCCTTCCTTGCGCCGCGCCGCCTCGGCCCCGGTGAAGCCCATCGCCAGAAACATGAAGCCGTCCCGCGTCATGCGGTATTCGTGCTGGCGACGACCGGTACGGTCTCGATATTCACTGGCCGCAAAATTGCGGTCAGCGAACTCCTGGCTGCAATCGAGGTTGCGCACTGCCTTCAGGACGTCGTCGTGGCGCTTATTGAACGCGCCAGCGACGATGCGAGTGGTGGTAAGGGACTGCTCTTTGCCGGCAAGGGTGCCGTTGAAGACTTGAATGTTGCTCATGTTTTCGATTCCTTTTGAGGGAACCCACGAAGGCCGTGGGCGGCCGGGTGCTCAAAACCGTCGAAAGGCGGCGGGCTTATTTCCCCGAAGGGTCTTGTATTCGCCACACACCCGGCCATAGAAAACCTATGGACGTAAAAAAACCGCATGACTCTCGGGCGCGGCATCCGCTTTCGATGGTGTTTTGAGCACCTGCGGCGAATTTTGCGCCTGACTCGTCGTAATGTCAAAATTAACCCTCGATACCTTGGGAGGGTGAGCATGTTCAAGATCATTGCTGTTGCCGCGTCGCTTGGTTTCTTCGCTTGGCTGCTGGCCAATGCTTGGGTGATCGCCGTCCTGCTGCTGATCGTCGCCGGGGTGATTGCCGTCCTGTTGGATCAGGTCAAGCAAGATGAAGCCCGCTTCCAGCAACTGATTCTCCATACCCTCAGAAACAAGGTCAGCCCCGAGGCCGCGCGTGCCAATCACAAACTCGCCAAGGTGCATTTCAATAAATCGCAGCTGATCCGTGCGTTGCAGATCGCCAGTGACTGCATCTACCTGACGAAAACCAGCAAGAAAGGTGTTGTGCTGCGCGAACGCCTTGAACTTCTGGAAGACCTGAACCACGAAATACGACGGGACTATTCCAGCCTGATGGCACCAGAAACAGCCCAAGCAGTGTTTGGGGAAATCGATACGGCGATTCGAGCCGGCCACACCAACATTTACCTGAATCCTGCCAGGGCCGAAATCGAGAAAGCCGCCACCCTGAAAACACCTGCGGCGAAGCTCAAACGTATGGAGAGTGCGAAGCAGCTTATTCTTGAGGGGCTGAACGACCCGATGGCCGACAGGGCTGCTCTTGAGGCGCTGATGCAGCAGGCCGGGTAGCATCAAAACAACTCCGGCTGCCGCTTCGCCCGCATAGCGGCACCCACCGACTTGATGCGCCGGTAAATGTGGATGACGCTGAGATCGTACTCCCGCGCCAGCTCGGCGTGGTTCTGGCCGTTGAACTTCTCCCAGATTTCCAGATCCCGCCGGCTGATGTCAATGGCCATGCCCTTGGCGAAGTAGATGGCCTGCCCGCCCCAGTCCGCGCGCATCTGGTCGGCGACCTCGACGCCGATCTGCGCGGCCGCCTCGGGATCGATGCCGCGCTTGGCGACGGCGGCCGCGACCTTGTCGGCCAGATCGGCGATGAGCTGGGGGGCTGCGTCCATCAGATGGGTCTCCCGTTTTCCGCAATGCCACCCTCGGGCGGCGGGGCATCCTTGGTCTTGTACTTGCGCGTGCGCTCCAGGGCGCCGGCGAGAATCCACAGTTCGCTGTTGGCCATCATCTCCAGGCGGCGCTCGACGCCGTGCTGGCGCTTGGCCACGCCCTCGGCGTATGCCTTGCCCACCTTCATGGCGCGGCAGATTGCGCATATCTTGCGCAGCAGCGGCCGGTTGTCTTCGGCGGCGCGGTCGATGAAGGCCCACTCGTTGTCGCGCTTGAAGCCGCCCTTGGGCTTCTGCTCGCCGAGCTGGGCGACGAGACGGGCCAGCGCGCCGCCTTCGAGATCGGCGGCCGAACGCTTGCCGGTGCGCGCGTACAGGATGTCGCGGTAGGTGTCATCGTCCCAGCCGTGTTCCTTCTTGATGCAGTGCAGGCGGGCGAGTAGTTGATTGCGGGTGGCGGCCATGAGGTCAGTTCCAGCGAATCAGGTAGCCGGACATGGTCTTGCCGTAGTTGGTGCGGAACCACTCGAAGAAGGCGGCAGCGTCGGCGAAGCCATCGTCGCGGGCGAGCTGCTCGACCTCCTCGGCCTCCAGCCGCGTCCATGCCTGATGGCCACCGAATGCGCGCGGCATCGTTACCTCCCCACGCTCGGCGTCGATGGTGATCAGTTCGACGGCCGTGCAGGTCGACGTGGCCAGCTTTGACTCGCCGATGCCGGCATAGAGGAACAGCGGGTCGCCGACGCGGGGCGGGTTGCGCTTGCCGCGTGCACGGATGGTCTGGCGCTTCTCCCCGGACTTCACCGCGTCGGCGAACTGGGCGTGAAAGTTGATCGCGGGCATTCTTACTGTTCCTCGGTTTTCAGCACGCGGAAATAGACGTCCTCGCCCGTCAGGCTGCTCTTTCCTACCGGCTCGGGCGAGTCCTCATCGACGTGCGGGCAGTCGTCGTGGCAGCAGATCATGGCCGGGCCGTAGTCGGTCGCCAGGGCGCCGCCCATCGAGATGCGGCCGCAGTCGCCGAAGCAATGAGCGCCCACGGCCTTCTGTTGCTTCGGCGCCATCGGGAAGACGGCATAGAGCTTTCCGCTCACGCCGCCACCTCTTCCGTCGCGTCCCGCAGCAGCGCGTCGACCATCTTGTCGACGGCGCTGTCGGCCGGCTTGATGAACACGGCGTCGCCGCCGTCGGTAACGCTGATGCCCAGCTTTTTCAGCTCGGCGGCGGTGAGCTGCGCAAGGGCATCCTTGGCCGGGCGCTCGGTGGTGGCCACCAGCACGTCGGCCTGTTCCGGGAAGTGCTTCTTGATGAGGCGCACGACCTGATCGGCATCGTCCCATTCGATCTTGCCCTTGCCCTTCTGGTAGCCGAGCTTGATGCCGTGGAAGACGACGGTGCGCGGCTTGACGAAGAGTTCGGGGGCATCCTCGATCAGGGCCTTGAGGGCGTCGTGGCGCTCGGCCGCGTCGGCGACGGCTTTCTTGAGGCGCTTCATGTGGTCGCGTTTCAGGGCCTCGATGCCGTCGTTGAGGGCGGCGACGATGCCGGCGAGGTGCTCGCGCGCCTCGGCGTATTTCTTGGCGCGGGTTTCGATGTCGACGAGGGAGGTCATGCGGTTTCTCCTGTGGGTTGAGGGGTGTTGAGGCGGTAGAGCCAGAGATCGCCCTGGCGGCGGCAGACGATGTCGAGGCCGTTCTCGCGCAGCTCGGCGATCGCGCTATTGACGGCGCAGACGCTGGCGTGGGCGACGATCTCGGCGGTGCTGTATTCGCGCCCGCCTTCGAGCAGCCGTGCAACACGTTGCAGGCGCGGCGAGGTTTCGAGGCGGGCATGTTTCATGGCGCGATCTCCTAGCGGTAACGCACGATGGCGGGGGTGTCGTATGGGCTGGAGCTGCGGTTGCGGCAGCCGCCGCAGAGCCGGTTGTGCGCGCCCTCGGACAGGAAGGTCTTGCCGCAGCACATGCAGGCGCGCTCGGTGGTGCCCTTGCGACGGTGCGGCTTGATCTCCTGCGGCGCCTCCGGCGACAGCCGCTTGTGCACGGTGGAGCGGGGCAGGCCGGTGAGTTGCGAGATTTCGGCGATGGTGGCGCCGGCGGCGCGCAGGCCGTGGATGTCGTGGCAGGTGCTCATAGCTGATCCACCGCGTTGCAGCCTTCGACGAAGCGCGCCAGGGCGCGGATGTCGTCGGCGTCGAGGGTCATGGTCTCGTCGCCCTTGACGATCATCAGCGAGCGATCCGACCACCAGCCGAAGCGGGCCGGCTGCTGACGCAGCAGGAACTGCGGCACCTGGCGTTCGAGCACCTTGGTTTCCGGGGCGTTCATCAGTGCACCTGCCTGGCGAAACGGGCGATGCGCAGCAGCTCGGCCTCGGCGCGGGTGAGCGTCCAGCGGATCTGGCAGTTGAAGCGCACGGTGACGAAGGTGATGTCGGCCTGGGTGATGCGGCAGGTGGAGGCGTCGCGCCAGAGGGGGCTGTTCTGGTGCGGCGGCATGATCTCGACCTTCGAGCGGCCGCCGATGATGCGCACGATGAGGACGGTGTCGCCGTCCATGAGCAGGCGCTCGATGCAGCGGGCGGCGTCGAGCTGGCCCTTGATGGTCATCGCGTTGAGCGCGGCGCGTTCTTCCTTGGTGAGTGCGGTCATGGCTTGGCCTCCTGGCGGGGTTTGATGGCGCAGGTCTGGCACTCGCGCCAGATGCGCATGGCAAGCGGGTTGTGGGTCGGGGCAGGCAGCAGGGCTTTGCGGCATTCGGCGCGAGCGACGCGGCCGCCAGTGGCCGGGCAATCGACGTCGGATTCGAGATCGAGCACGCGGCTGATGAAGGTCTGCGGCACCTTGGCGTAGGCGCTGGTGCCGTCCGACAGTGCGCGGCTGACGTAGCAGCGCGAGACGCCAAGGCGCTCGGCTACGCCGGCCTTGCCGCGCGGGTGCAGATCGACCTCGCGGGCGAGGATGGCGCGCCAGTCTGCGATTGCGGGCGTCGGCGTTACTGCGGCTTCACGTTCCATAGATTGCGTCCTCTTCGGTAACGGGCTTGACCCAGACGGTCTTGCCGAGATTGGGGTCATAGACGGCATCGGCACGACAGACCATCGGCGGGCGCGGGCCGGGTGGCTGGCCGTGCGGGGTCGGCAGCAGGCGGTAGCGCGCCTGGATGCCGCCGCGCCCGACGCCCTTGCCTGGCTTGACGCACTCCAGGTAGCCGGCGCGATGCAGGTTGTGCAGGTAGTCGTGGGCGGCGCTCTCGCGCACCGGGATGTCCGGTGTGCCGGCGTGGGCGGCCAGCTCGCGGGCGTTGGTGTCGGCCTTCATCATGCGCAGCGTCCGCCACATCTGTTCCTGAGCGAGGCCCTGGGTGACCGGCGTGCCATCCTTGCGCACGCGCGGTGCCTCGGCGCCGGCATCGCGGACGAGTTTCCAGCGCTTCGGCGTGCGGGTGTCGCTGGCCTGCGTGAGCACCAGGTAGCCGGCACGCTCCAAGCCCACGACGTAGTCGCGCACCGTGGCCTTGCACTCAGCGCCGAGGGTGATCTCGGCCAGGTCGAAGTCGCTCCCCTTGAGGGCGCGAATCCGATCCCAGATGCGCTGGCGCTGGCCCTTGCCGCCGACGAGTTCGAGGTGAGCGGGCTTACGGGCCATCAGGCAGCCCTCCGGGGCGCTTCGCCGGTATAGATGGGGGTATCACCCCAGGTGCGCAGATCGACGCGCTCCCAGCCTTCGACAGCAGCCTTCTCGGCGATGCCGTTGAGGTTGACGCAGACGCGGCGCACGCTGCCGCCGGAGAGTTTGACCAGGTGGTCGAGCAGATCCTCGGCGACCTTGATGCCGGCGGCGTAGATCGGCGCCAGGGCCTTGGCATCTGCCAGGCTAACCGGCTGTGCCGGCACCCACGACAGCACGCGGCTGTGGAAGCGCTCCCACTTCTTGAGCTTCTGCGGCAGCATTTCCTCGCCGGCGATGATGATGGGCGACTGGCTGCCCTCGTAGATGTCGCGCACCAGCTCGACGAGGCCATCGCTGCGCGTGCAGTGGTCGAACTCGTCGATCATCAGCGGCCGGCGGCTGGCGGCGAGCTGGGTGCAGATCGCGTCGAGCATCTGCGGGATGGTGCCGTTCTGGCGCATGCCCATCTCGACCAGGATTTTCTCCAGCAGGGCCTTGCGGCCCCATGCCGAGCGCATCTGCACGTAGTAGGCGCGCGTGGTGTTGGCGGCGGCGAGCAGGCTGGTGGTCTTGGCGTAGCCGGCCGGGCCGTAGAGCACGGCGAAGCCGGGGAGGCCGTTGGCGCGACCGTTGAGCCGTTCGACGGCGGTGCGCACCAGGTCGAGGTTGTGAATCTGAGCGGTTTGTGACATTCTTGAAGCTCCTATGTAGTTGCAGCAAACGGGCCGTTGCGTGATGGCGTCACGCAGCGGCCTTTCTCTTTCCCGCTTCGGCGCGGTACTGCGCGGAATTCGGGTACATCCGGTGCCAGCGGGCATCGGCTTCGGTGACGGTGGTGCCGGCGGCGATCGCGGCGTCGAGCGCGAGCCACTCGGCGTAGTTCTCGGCGGGGGTGCGCTCCGAGCGGGACACCGCGCGCGAAGCCTGGCCAGGACGAACTGTCGTGTCCGACGCCGTGTGCACGGGCGCGTCCTGTTGGTCACTGGGGGCTTCGGGCGGGTGTTCGGGAATGACGGCGAGCGCCTCGGTGTCGATGACGCGCCCGCCGAGCACGATCTGATTGCATGCCGGGGCCGCAAGGGCCGGGGCGCCGTGCAGCTCCTCCAGGATCTCGTCGCGCTTGGCATCGACGCGGGCCAGGCGGCCCTTGGCGCGCTTCTCGCGGGCCTGCTGCACGACCGCCACGGGCATGTAGTGCCGGCGGTTGCCGTTGGCCTGCGCTTCGCAGATGAAGCGGCCCTCGGGGGTATAGACCCAGATGCGCGACGGGTCGTGGATGTCGTAGGCGATCTGCGCCTCGACGCCGTGGAACTCGGCCAACTCGCGGGCGAAGTAGATGTTGGTGAAGAGGTTGATCTCGGCGCGCTGGATGGTGCGGGTAACGCGCGGGCGGAACAGGGTGGCGGTGTCCTCGGGCCGTAGCACGTCGGGTTTCCAGCCACGGGCCTCGAAGGCGCGCCAGGCGAGATCCGGCGAGGTGCCCTTGAGGGTGCGGTGTGCCTTGGCGTTGTAGTCGGCGACGCGGGCGTCGATGAACTGGATGAAGATGTCGAAGGGGATCAGCGGCATGGCGCCGCCGCTCTTCAAAGCCTTGCGAGTCACCTTGAATTGCTGGAGCCGGGCTTCCCTGTCCATCGCGGCCCCGATGTAGCTGGGCAGTTGCTTGGCGGCCTGGACGAAGATGGTCTGGTGGGCGCGCTCGATGACGCCGCGCGCCTGCGAGTTGTAGGCGATGCTGTGGCGCATGTCGGTGCCCAGCCGGCTCATCAGGCCGGTGGTCTCATCCTTCATCATGGCGTTCTGGTAGCCGCCGCCGTTATCGACGTAGAAGATGGCCGGGATGCCGTTGCGCTCGGCGGCATAGCGGATGGCATCGGCGACGGCGATACCGGATTCGGCCAGATCAATGCTCCAGCCGACGCAGCGGCGGGTGGCGATGTCGAGGATGGCGGTGATTTCCGGCCGGAAGGGACGGCCATGCAGCGGATGCTGCACTTCGGCGTCGAAGCAATGGCCGTCGGCCGTCCAGATGTCGTTCGGCTCCAGTTGCGAGAAGTCGCGGCGTATGAAGGGCTGGATGTTCTTGAGTTCGCGCGGCCCCATGCGGCCGCGTTCGCGGGTGACTGTGCCGAGCTTGTCGAGGAAGCGGCGCACCTGGTGGATCGAGGGGCGCTCGGCGGCTGTCCAGACGTTACAAGCGTCCCGGTAGGCGGCCTCGACGGAGGGTTTTTGCGGCTGCTGGTAACGCTCCAGGAAGACCTTGGCCCAGGGCGGCACGGTCATGTCACGCTGGGCCACGCGGGGCGTGAGGTCGCCGGCTGACAGCCACCGCTTGAGGGTGCGGATCGACGGCAGGCCGGTGTCGTTGGCGCCTTTGCGCCCCCGGCCGTCGCGGGCCAGTTGCAGCGAGCGGACGATGACCGGCTCGGCACGGCCGCTGGCGGCCAGGGCCAGCAGCGTCTGCATGGCCACTTCCTGGCTGCATCCGGCCTCGGCCTGGAAGCGGCGGATCGCGGTGACCACGCCCGAGCGGGCATCGCGCTCGATGCGCTGGTCGTCGGTGAGGTCGGCGCAGCGCGGAATAAAAAGGCCCGCCGGGCGCTCAAGGCGCTCAATGGCGGGCAAAGCCCCGGCGGCTGAAGGTGCCGGGGAGGAGGAGACGGGGAAAGTCGGCGCTGGCGGGACGGCGATGGGCAGCCGTGCCAGCTCGCGCTCATGCAGGGCAGCCTGCGTCTCGGGCGGTAGGCAGGAAATTGGCCATTCCATGCCCTTGCCTCGCACTTTAGTGCGAGCTACCCGCAAATTTTTTTGGAGCTTTGAACGAACGCGGCGATCCGTGCCAGGCATGCCCGGCAGGCCAACCAGCTCTTGGGAGGAATACCAGCCGTTCATGCCGCCCCCTTCGCACGTGAGGCTGCCGGCAGCTTGATATTGAAGCCACCACGCGGTGCGACCTTGATCGCCGACACCACCACTGCGGCCTGTTCCGGGTTCTGTAACGCCCAGGCGCGCAGGTACTCGGCGTCGGTGCGCGCCGACTGGATATAGCGGTGCAGCGACGACTTGCTGATCTTGAAGCCGCGCCGCCGCAGGTCATCGACGATCGCAACGTAGTTGCCGTAGCCGTTCTGCCGCAGCTTGGCGGCGATTTCATCTTGCACGGCAACCGGAAGATTCAAGAAGCGGCAGACTTGAGCCATATCAGCGACTCCCTTTCAGAAGGGCTTGCAGGGCGCGCTTGCGCTCGGCCAGTTCGCGCTCCTGCTGGTGGATGCGGCCGAGTTCGATGAAGGCCGCCTCGTCGGCAGTGACCACGCGGCGCTCGCCGCGCTTGCGGGCATAGAGGCAGAGCAGCACGTCGGCGCCGATGGCGGCATCGAAGGCCATCGCCCGCATCAGGCTGATGTCGCGCGGCTGTTCGGCCTTCTCGGTGTGCGACGGGGCGGTGTAGCCGTTGAGCGTGGCCGGGTTGAACTTGTCGCCCAGGTGGTAGGCCATGCGCTCGGCGACAGCCTCGCGGGTCAGCCCGCGAGCGGCGGCGACCTTGAGCGCCTCGGCCATCGTCGCCGCGATCTCGACCCGGCAGCCCATGCCGCCGGGTCGCTCCGGCGCGTCGGCGAACAGATCGAGGCTATGACTTTCGATCATGTCAGGCCACTGAGGTTGAATTGACGTTGTGTGCGTTACTAGCTGGTGTAAGCTTCAACCTGTAACGCGACGGCCAAATGGCTTCCGGGGGTACGCCGATGGTTTTGGCAATGAGCCTCTCCATCTTCGGATACGGACGCTGTAGGGCCTGAGCGCAGGCATCGACGCTGCGGTAGCCGTTGGCTAGGGCCAGACCTTTCATGGTCGTTCCTTGCTTGCGGATAGCCGCCTTGATGTCTTCCTTGTGCCAGTCCTGTGGGTCTGGTTTTTTTGCCAT